GAAATCAGCAGTCGCTGGTAAACCAAACGACTCGGATGTATCTTCAAGACCGACATCAGTTGATACGAAACCTGTTCTGGTTGTTTGTGTTGCAGACATAATTGGAAGATTAAACTCTACTGCAAGACCTCTCATTTCTTCTGCAATCGCTTTGATGTATGTGTATGAGTTTACATTAGCGCCTGCACGGAATCTACTAGATGCACAGATGTTAATGTAATCTATAAACACTAGGTCTGGTTTAAAATCTTTCTTCAATGCAAGTTCATTAAACAATGCACGGAAGTGACCACAATGAGCTGATGCAGTTGGATACTCTTTGACTATCAGATTACCTGTAGTTTTCTTTTGTATCTTTTCAAATCTATTCTCATACATATGTCTAGGAAGATCATGCATATCATCCATTGTGATGTTCATTAGATTTGCATCAATACGTTCTGCAATCTTTTCTTCTGCCATCTCTAATGTTATGTACAATACATTCTTACCTTGCATTAGTGTAGATGCAGCCACATGACACATGAATAATGACTTACCCACACCTGTACCGGCGAGTGCAATATTCAAAGTCTTGTTTGGTAAACCACCTTTGGTAATTCGATTAAAGAAATCTAAATCAAATGGAATCTTTTCCTCTTTCGTATGATAGAATTCATATCTATCACTCGACTGTTCCATATAATCATGGCCAACGTGTTTATCAAAAGACACAGAAAGTGCTTCTGATAAGATGCCAGGTAATGCATCTGGTGATTGATCTTTAACTTTACCATCTATGATTTGAATACCATTGAGCACGGCATTATAGATAGCCTTATCTTTACACCACTTCTCAGTTTGGTCTGTCAACCAATCTAAGTCTATTGGTGTTTCTTCTATCTCTGATAGATAGTCTACTGATTTTTTATATTGATCTTCATTTAATGCCTTGTCCTGAACATCAATGACAAGTGCATCTATGGTTGGGTTCGATTTATACTTTTCCGCATACGCCCAGATGGTCTGAAAAATAATTTTCTCGACACCATCTTGAAAATAATCTTCCTTTAAAAACGGGATAACTTTTCTTGTATATTCCTCATTATAAACTAGATTGCTGAGGATCGTTGTTTCTATCCTGTTCGTTAATTTTGATTTGGTCATGCTCTAAGCCTTCGTCTATGACATTCATAAGAATGTCTCCTAACACTTTATCAAATCTATCATAAGATTTGTCATTTACTACACCATCTTTATTATACAACACTTCGTAGTGAAAAGTCAAGGGGATTTCTACCATCATCTCCGGATCGACTACCTCACCGTTATCATCATAGATTGGAAAGTGAACATCTTTATAGGTATACACTACACCTTCAAACTCACCCTCATGTATTCTGAAGGCTTGTTCATCTGTCTCTTTATGATAAACGTAATGATAATTATCCATAATGACAATACGAATGTAACAAATATTTCTTACCCGANTTGGGTTTCAATCCTGCATGGTAGTATTGCCATGTAGGAGGAAACATTAACAATCGTCCTCTCTGAGGTTTTACTGTATAGGGTATAAAAGTTCCTGGTTTATTGATATTTAAAAATTGAGTTTCACCACCTTCTTCCACATCATTAAGATATACAAAGAAGGAAAGAAATCTCTTGGCTGTCTGATGATTCATAACATCAACGTGTGGATCAAACCTATCATAATCATTTGCCAAATATCTTTTTATTCTTATGGCTTCATAACCATAACTATCTGGCCACATCTTATCATACACATTACAATCTAACTTATAATTCACAATATAATCTTGAAACATCTCAAGCATACCATTCTGAACTGACTTCCAAGCCTCATGTTCGACTAATGTTATCTGTTCAAATGAAATGGCATTATCACCTTCTTCTTGATGAACTGTCTCAAAATGTTCATNNGAATNNTCAAANTTNTNTACNANTTCGNTACANGACAACTCATCTATTACATTGTCATATACCTGTATGTACTTATCCATAACTAAACTTGTCTTTGGCGAACTTATCAAGTTTCTCCATTATCTCATCAGTAAAATATTTTCCAGGATCATTATTGATTGTCTTACCAAATGTTTTTGTACCATCAGGCAATTCAATACGAGTAGATACTGATTTGAAAATACCAGCTTCTACTGCCAACTCTAGTAATCCATAATGTCTGTCAAGTCCTTTAGTATACGACAGACGAACATCTACCATCTGATTCTCTTTGGTCATTCTTGATTTGTAAGTCTTACAATGAATGATATTACCTACGACCTCTGTACCGTCTTTATCTTTTTTCTTTGATAGGTAAATGATTGTTGATGCAGCATACTTGAGTCCAGAACCACCACCCATCTCTTTAGTTGGAAACATCGAACCAATAACATCATAGGTGTGGTTAGTCATAATCATTGGTACACCAAGTTTACCCAACTTCAATGTCAGTACACGAAACGCAGCCTTAACAATTTGTGATCGTGTCATGTCTCTGGTTTCTTTACCAGCCTGTGTATCTTCAATCTCTTTAGTAGTAGACAACATTCCCAAACTATCAAGACACATCAACAGAGGCGGTCTGTCATCTTCATTTTCATATGCCTCAAGCACCTGTAGTGCTTGGTATCTAAACTCTTGTACTGTGGTGATCGGTAGTATCGCCATTCGTGATGAATCAATACCACGACTTTCAATCATCTCTTTACTGATTGCAGATTCACTCTCAAAGAAAACTACATTACCTGTAGGATGTTCTTCTAGAAATGCCTGACATACACCTAGAACAAAGAACGTCTTGCCTGTTGCCGACTCTCCTGCAATCGCTGTAATTTTGTTCTGAGGTATCCCACCGTAAATACTACCGCTGCATAAGGCATTAAAAATATAGCTGCCAGTATCCACATAGCCACTAATATCAGCGGTAGAAAGACCATCAACAGCAATCGTTGCAAACTCATTACCCGTCTCCTTAATTACGTTCTTCAAAAAACTCATAATCTATTCTCCAAATAGTCCTTCAAGTGTTGCTCGGCGTTTGTGTCTAAAGAAATCAAAGTCTTTATTCTTACCGAAGCACCACACGTTTTCAATATAAATCTTATTCATAAAAGCCTCAAGTTCTTCTTTTGTCTTAAAGACATTTTTACCTTGAGGCCGTTGCATGATTCTCATACCGACTTGGCCTAACAAATGTTCACGCAACGAATCTACAAGTTCATCACCAGAACGATGACGAACTCCTTTCACTTTGGGGTCCATAATATTAGTCAACAAAAATCCATTATCACTTAATGAATTAAAGCTATTTAGTGCCACTGGAAGATAGAACTCATCACGCCATTTATCATACTCATTAAACTTAGCCCATGACTGATCTTCCTCAAACTCTCCACCTTTATTATATTCTTCTGTAGAAAAATATGGTGGTGATGTAAATGCACAATCAACATCCTTTATCATATCCCACGGTAAATCTTCTGCACCACACCTATGAAGTTGAACAGTCTTGCCTGGTGCAAGGTTATCGAACTCTCTTACCATTTCCCAATACACTTTAAATGTATTTGGATTTGGATCACAACCAATATAATGTGTTGCGTCTGATGCAAAGAAACCAGCAAGACGATCACCCCAACCCATAGACGTATCAAGTACAGTCTTTGCATTGGTCATGTTGTATATAGTCTTAGCCACAATAGGTTTAAATTGGGTTGCAATGTATGTACCTAAACGAAATGCAGACATATAAACAGTCGGCGACAAATCTTCGGTGGTATTAATACCTCTCCAGATTGCACCAATAGACCGCCATATCTCCTTTGCAGTTCCTTCTTCCCAGACTTGAGCTGGTGCCTTGAAACTATATGAACCACACCGCAATCGGAGTTTATTCATAAAGTAATCACTACAGGTATTATATACAGATGGTGTATCTATTAGACCCAGGCCATGTTCTGCAAAATTATATTTGTAGTCATCATATTTCTCAAACACCTCACGATCTAACTGATCTGTTGGTGTAATGAACTTTGTGTAGTCTGCCTTCTTTAACTTCTGAAAGCTCTCTACCATGTCTGCAAATGTAATTTCTTTAAATGGAAATGGTGGACGTTCTGTTGCAATATAGACAGACAATGTTTCACGAAAAACATCTTTACCATATTTTTCTGTGCAATACTTAAACTCACCTGTATTTAAAACAGGCAGACCATCGGCATTACAATGTTCACTTAAATACGAATACAATTCTTCATCAAATGTCATGCCCACTCCCCAACCTTTATTCCTTCTGACAA